ACAAATGTATTCTTAGCATCCATCAAACCAGAAGTCACATTCAAAATGGACTCAGGTGCAATACGAATACCTTGAGATACTTGTGCGCTATATTGTTGTGTCGTAGTGCCTTTGTCATTATAGACATAGTATTCGGCAATAGACTTAATAATTTGAGTACCTGTTTTAGGGTCTCTATCTTTTTTAATCTCACGTACTTTACGAATCTTACGTGGGTCAATATATCTTAACTCTTGGATACCTTGTTTAGGCTGACTCTCATCGACCACAACATGGTAATAAATTCTACCATCAATGTACCAACGTTTGAATAGGTCATCGGATAGGTTATTGAAGTTTAATAGTTTAAGGACGTTGTTAAATTCTTCAATAATCTTTTTCTTAATTGATTCTGGTTGCTTTAGTTTATCTAAAACAATGTCAACAGTACGACCAGTAACATCATGAGTGATAGCTTCATTGACGATATCATCAATGGCCATTTCTAACTCAGGATGGTTTGCCATCTCACGATAGCGGGTAATTAGTTCCAGTTCATTACGAACTGCACCTTCTAAATCTACGTATGTTCCATAGTAAGCATTCTGGGTAATGGTAACTGCACCATCATCCATTGCACTTGTTGGAAGCGTAAAGGAAGCTTGTTCAGGTTTTTGTTCCTGAACAATGTCCTTTTCTCCGAGTGTGAACCCGAATAATTTTATTGCCATATTATATCCATTCTAAAAAATGGAAAAGGACCGAAGTCCTTCTCCTTAAATCACATTGTCTGATACTGATTCCCACCATTGATAGGTGAGAGACACGGAAAACTCCTCAATCGTATCATTAGAACCCCAATCAACATCAATTGGAGTAATGTCTGAAGGGAACAAGCCAATAAACTTGTACTTCTTCAGAGAGTCGCCTTTTTTACCATACTGTGTAACTGTACCATCTACAGTATAACCGCCTGGTGTCAAAGCAGCTGGGTTACGGACATTAGTACCATGTGAATTGATACCAGCCATCCAGCGTTCGAAAGCATTACGAATGACGAAATCTTCATCATTGATAATTGTGATTGTCCAATCTGCGAAAGTTCTGTTACCTACAAACTTCAACTCTCTACCAAAGTAATTCATAGGCACAACACCTAGCGTTGAGCCAGGCAATTGTGCTGATTTACACATGAAAGTTGTTTTTGCTTGTGCGTTTCCTGGAACAGAGAACGCAGGGAACGGCAACGAAACTTCAAATAAATTTGGACGGGCACCGTCTCCAGTTAACTGTGAGCGGAATTCGTTTACATTAAAAGCCATTTAATATTCTCCTGTTTCTCTATTTATTAGAAGCGGCCAACAACTTCTTCAAATGTAACACCTGTGCGAACTGCAACAAAGTTAAGTTGAATAAAGTTAATTGAACGGGCAGGTTTAATATAGATATCGCCAACGAATTGGTTTGAATCAATTACGTTTGCTGTGTTATTTGTTTCGTCACAAACAACACGGAAGTCAGTAATACCACGGCGACCCTGAATATCACGGAGGTATGGTTCAACCAAGTTTACAAACTGAGCTCTTGTGAATTGGTCGTTGAATTCGAACATTGAAGAACGAGCTGCACGAGCAATAGACTTTTCAAGCACAACGAACAAACGGCGAACATTGATTCGGTCAAATACTGATGGACGAGCCAACATTGTCTTGTCACCAAACAAGATAGTACCTTCACCTGGGAATGTAACAACTGGGTTAACGCCTTTAACATACAAGTTATCACGTTCAGCCTTAGTTGGATTCCATGCCAATTTGATAACGTTCTTAACGATACCACGGTTAACACCACCTGGAGAGAACCATGGGTCACGCTCTAGGTCTGTACGAGCACAGATACCTGCAATGTCACCATTCAATGGAACCCAGCGGTATACGTCATTGTACTTGTCGAATTGGTATTTGTAACCAGAGTCCATAACTGCATATGAAGTTGAAGTCAATGCATCACGGTAAGCAATTACTGAAGTCAATTCTGAACCAGCGTTATCTACAACAGAAGCTTTAGATGGTGACAAGAACACCAAGCAGTCTTTACGCACTTCAGCAAGACTTGAAATCAAGTATGCCTCAACAGTAGCATCAGCGTTACCAGAAATAACTAATGAAATATCAACAGAATCTGGATTAACAAACAGTCCGTATGCAGTAATTGTACTAGCAGCAGTAATAGTACCATCAGCACCACCTGCAAGAGAAGCATAAACTGGGTTTCTTGTACCGTTTGCGGCATCAAATGTTGTGCCTGCAGCAGCGCTACCCCAACTTGAGTTACCAGAAATATGTGAAGTCCACCATACATAACGTGAACGGTCATTCAATGCGTTAACATAGTAGTTGGAAGAACCATCGTTTGTCTTAGCATCAGATGCTTTAGAAACAAAACCAAACTTCTCAAGGACTGTATTAGCAATACCATTAGAGAACTTACCATCTTCATCAACAACAATAACGTGCAATTCGTCATTAGAACCACCGGCTGCTGTAGCGTAGTCAGAAGTACCTGGTGCAACACCAAACTGGTCAGCATATTGCCATCTACGAAGAATAGCAGTATTAGCGGCAACGTTAGCAGTCAAAGCAGATGCAACAACAATCGCAGTTGCATTAACAGAAGCAACACGAATATAAGATACTCCAGCATCAACTGAAATTTGGTCACCAGTTTGAACGTTTGCAGCTGCGTTAGCAGTACCATTAACATTAATAACAAATCGGTTATCAACCAAAGTGTTAAGAGCGTTAGCCCTCATAGAGTCTGTAACGGTCAAGTTAGAAGAAAATGCCGCAGATGATGGGCAAATAGAAACACGAAGACTGTTACCAAATGCACCAGCATAACGTGCTGCTACTGGTCCAAGTGATGTGTTTGCTGTAGAATAATTGTCTGTATAATCGTCTTCATTTTTAATCAATACGCCAGTGCCGTTAGCAGAAGCGTTTAATGTACCAGTGCCAGAAGCACGGACAACTTTAAGATTATTAGAATATGCAAGAAAGTTTGCGGCTGAGAACCAGTTTTCATAATTTGTACTGTCTGGTTTACCAAATCGTTCAACGAGGCGAACCTCATCCGAAATGGTAACGACTTCACCGACTGGACCCCACGAAAACGGACCTGCAAATGCGCCAACTGATGTGGCTACTGATGGGACTACTGTTGTCAGGTCGATTTCTGACACATTTACCCCAGGTGATAGCTGAAATGCCATGGATTTCTCCTTTTTGTTATTGGGTCAATTGTATTTATATACTTAATGTAGTATTTAGTTTTTTAGAATCTTGAGGATAGATAGCCTTTTTCTGACCAAACATCTGCACCATCATGCACATATTCTTCTTTGCGACCATCATCAATAATTCCCACTGGTACCAAATCTTCTTCCACAAGCATATTTCTTTCCTCTAACATGTATCTACGGATATCAATGTTAGTGGCTTCTTTGAAATAATTTTGTGCAGCCAACCACGCAAATAGTACCAGCCCCATAGCCAAGTCATCATTATTGCCTTCTTCTGCCTCATAACTGTCTCGAACTCTGACAAAGGTATTAAGCTCTGCAATAGTATCAAAGTCATTGACAATCAGTTTGTCACCTTCAATTAAAGTCTTCAAGTTGGCACAACCAATTTTCTTAACTGTCTTGGTTGTTTTAATACCGAAAGAGGTTGAACGTTTAAATCCACCTGAAATTGCCTGCCCTTTGATGTGGTGGTGTTCTAGCTTATATATGTTCTCATACTCCAAATCGTAATGGAGAATGTCCACAACCTGCTGGCCCACGTTATTCGTTTCGATGAGAGCATATGCTTCATTATACTTCTTACATAGCGAATAAATGATAGTTGGAAAGAACAACAGAGGCAACTTGTTATTGCGGTATTTAGCAACCTGTTTATAAGGCACCTCAGTTACATCAATAATATTAATGGTAGAATAGTCTTGTTCAACACCCTCCGAACAGTCAACTGTACCGATGTACATTCGACCTGGTTTTGGTTGTACATATATGTCCAAACCTTCTTCTTGGTGAATAGGGTTAAAGAACGCCATAGAACGGAGTTTAGAACCAGAGATGAGAGTTGCAGATGAACCAATAAACTCTGTTTCAAACTCTTGTCTAAATTGTTCTTCAGAGGTGTTACGGACAGTTTCTTCTTTCCATGCCGCATCTCGGCCAGGTACTTGTGACCAATGGACTTCAAGTGGTTTGTAAGTTGAACGGCCTTCTTCAGCATCTACCCACATCTTATAGAAGTGGTTCAAACCATAAGGTGTAGAAACGATAATAACTTTTGTCGTTTTACCAGATGAAATCACAGGGTAGGTAGATGTAAAGAACTCATCAGCCATATTCTTAGGAACGAAAGCAAATTCGTCCAAGAAAATTAAGTTGTATGAGCCTCCACGAACACCAGATGCTGATGTTGCAAATGCAGCAATCTTAGATTTGTTTTCTAGTTCAATGTTACCTTTGTTCCAAACAATAATACCTTGTTGCAACCATAGAGGCAAATACTCATACGCATATTGAATGCGGCCTAGAATGTCACGAGCAAGAGAACCTTTGTTGGCCAAAATGGCAATACTGTAGTCATCTTGGAACAAAACTGACCAAAGCATATAACCGACAGTTGTAGTTGTTTTACCAACCTGTCGGGGCATCTTTGCAATACAAAAACGATTGTTGTGAAATGTTCTGACCATGTCCTCTTGGAACGGCCACATCTCAAATGGAATTAAACCACGGTCAACGTTAACAATCTTAACATAAGTCCTAATGAAGTAAACCGGGTCTTCAGTACATTTTATAATTTCGGCAACTTGTTCCTCAGTATAGGACAGTTCAACGCCTGTCCTCTTGAGGTTTGCATTACCTAGGTAACCACCTGCATCCATAATTATTTCGTGATACTACGAAGCATCCATGCTTTCTTCTGATGAGCACCTAATAGGTCTTGCAAGAAGTTGCCAACCGCAGGTTCACCAGCCTCATCTGCCAAAACAATACCTGCACGAAGTTGCATAATGTATCTATCATTATCCATCTTTAAAGTGGTCATCATGGTCAATGCATCAGGCACAGTAGTTGCTTCTTCTACAGCAGATAGTTCTAAGAATCTACTGAAAGAACCTGGTGCATATGCATTTAAATAACGAATGTGTTCTGCAATCGGATCATTCTGAGCAAACACTTCAGTATAAAATGTATCAAGAAAACCATGAAAT